CCCCTCTGCCAATCTTAAAGGCATAAACGATACTCCATCTTCATAGAATTTATTCCACCCTGCATCTTGCAGCGCACCATATAAATCCTGCAAAACGAAACATGCTTGATTTGCAAAACGAAACGTAAAAAAAACGCGAAAAACGAAACGTTCTAAAAAATTCGCACATGCGACACTTTAATCGAGTAGGAGGTAAACACTAATCATAGGTGTTTATCTCCTATTTTCATGACGATGGACACCCTTGCCTTTGGCTATGTAATTCCCGCTATTAGGGCTTACTCGGGACTTGCACCCGTTAGACAATGCTCATGCCGAGCATACAAGCAACAAAAAAGCAGTCCAAAACGGGCTGCTTTTTTTGTTTTTAACTGTGAACAAACAGCATTCAAACGATTTTCAAATTATGCAGCATTACATTAGAATTAACAGAGCATTGTTTTCATATCCTATTATTTTTAAATTTATCTTCTTCTTATACATGGGGTCAATTGATAGCTCCCTTGCCTATGACCTCGCCGTTAAGCTTCAGCTGGCAGCCCCTCGCGCCGCTCGGCTTCGCAATCATCGACCCGTCGCTGCCTGTCGTAGACATGGTTTCGCCGATCGTGTTTATCTCAAACTCGGCCTGCATGAACTTGCCGGGCATGAGCGTCATGACCTTGCCTTGGCCCACCTCAGTCATGGGGAAGCTGCTGTCCTTGAAGCTCGCTGTGAGCGTCCGTGTGAAGCCGTCGATGACGAGCTGCAACTTGCTCTGATAAATCTTCGCGCTCTCAGACCCAAAGTTCTGAAGCGTCACAGAACCGCTGTAGCTAATTATGTAGCTTGGCCTGCCCCCAAGACTCGCCGTTGAGACGCTATATCCCACGTTACATGCCACCATCTGCACACCCACGCTGCCTGTCGTCTGACCGCCGCTCGGGCCGATGGCGTAACACACCACGCCCGCCGCGTTCGTAAACTGCAAGTAGGGCAGACCGTCTATCAGTCCGAAGAAGGCCGTCGCGCCGCTCAACCCACTCAACGCCGTGAAAGCACCGTCCTTGATGATAGCTGTCAGGCTACCGTCCTTCGACACGCTCTTCAGAGACCGCGCTTCAAGGTTTCCGTCCTCGTCCACGTCAAAACTCTTCTCGCCATGGTTGTTTCTGAGCGTGAACTTGTCCGCCGTCATGTCGATCGTCTTGTTCTTAATGTCTATGCCCGTAGCCAGCAGCGCACGCGACGACACATCAGCATAGGAGGCAGCAGTCCAGCCGTTGTAGGTGTAGCTCTCATCAAGCATCATCTTGCAGAACCTACCAACACCGTTGGTCCTTATACCAAGATCCACCGTCACGTTGTCACAGTCGGCTTTCGTTTCACCCGTTTTGAAGGTTGTCGTGAACCGCTTCCACCCGAAGGTCTCGCCAGCTGTTGCAAGGGCTTTGTACAAGAACGGAGCAGAAGCGCCTTTTTGCGCAAAGCTCATATACATGTTGTCGTCAAGTCCACCGTCAGCACGCGCCCACACGCTCACCGTGTAGTAGGTTGATGGCTTAAGCTCCACGCCTCTCCATCCCACACCGCACCATGTCGGCGTTGTTGCGCCGCTTTGGCTCACCACCACCGCGCCCGTTCCTTCAAGACCGCCAAGCGGCTCTAACTTGCAGGGGAAATAGCTGTTCAGCTGCTCCACCTCCGTCTCTCGGTTGAACGCCGTGCCAGGCAACACATTCAGCCGTCCCACCGTCTCCTGTGCCACCTTGGCAGAAATTTCTCGTGCTGACTGTTTTATCTCAGATGTGTATTTTGTAAGAGCTGCATCATCCTTCAGTGGCAGTCCGTTAACGGTGTTGCTAAGTTCTAAATATTTGCTTGAAAGTCCTGACAAGCTTTTTTCGTATCTGCCCCAGATGGCTGAAACCTCAACTTTCACGCCAATGGTCACATATAACCGCTCAATATTTCCGTTCTCAACATAGTTGACCGTTGCCATTACACGGGCATCGGTATATGGTATTCGCATGCCATCTACGACATTTTGAGATACGGATGTTATCGAAATCGTCAAGCCTGAAGCAGCTGCTCTACAATATTGCTGTTTAACGTCCGATAGTGCACATTGAGGAGACACATTTGTGCCTCCTCGAAAGACCGCAATTCGCGCCTGTGCCGTTGAAAAGTTTGTTACATTATAGTTGCTATCTGACACCTTCTCTGCATGTAGCACTATAACTTCAGGAGACACCGACACCGTCAGAGCGTCCTTGCCATCAGAACCGGGCTTACCTGGACTCCCGGGAGAACCAGGAGAACCAGGTTTGCCGTCGTTGATAGCCGCGACTGTTATCCAGCCTTTGCCTATCACTTCTTTTGCCATATCTTTATTTCTTTTGAACCTCACAGTAGATTGTGCAGCGCACATCCACATCAGCAGCGTTCACCGTGATAGGGTTGCCTGTCTTTGTCACAGAGGTCGCGCCGTCCCAATTGGTAGCTGTACCAGCCTTGTTGTACTTCGTCCAAACGTAGTTGAACTGCGGTGTAGCAGCTCCCGCCTCTTCAACCACTGTTGAACCTCGCCACACACGAGCAAAGATCTGCGTGCTGCCTGAACCGTTAACAATAACATCGCCAGTTGTTGTGTAGACCTCAACCGTGTACGGATCCGTAGCATCGAAGAATGTAACGATTGAGTTAAATGTGCCATCGGTGTCAGTGATCTCGCACATGAACGACTGAAAGTTCAGCACGTCGTCTGCCTTTACCGTCAGAGTGCTTGTGCCGCCGCTTGTTGCATAGTTGCTTGCAGCTACCGCGTCCCACGCTCCTGTTGAGAGGTTTAGCTTCTTCCATACAATTGAAGACACAGAGGTGTCCTGCTTGCTGCCGCGGAAAAGCTTTGCAACCGCCGTCAGCAAGGTGAGGTTGTTTTCTGCATCGAAGGTGTTGCCCTTAGGCTGTGTGATTTGCACAAGCGCAAGAGAACCACCCGACTGCGTCAGGTTGATGGTCTTGAAGCCCTGCACATTTGTCACCGTCTTACGCTCTGGGTCTGTAAACACACAGCTCCACTCGATGTTAAAGAATTTCACCGATGTGGTAATGTTGCGCTTGATGGTGAGCACGTTCTTCGCAAACGTGATATCGCCAGTCGCTGTTACAGCTGTGCCGTTTACCTTCCATTTCCAACCAGAACAGGCACTTGTCGGTGCCTGATCAACACTGCTACCTGTCACAAACACCTTGGCAGTCACCACCTGATAGGGGCTGTTCGTGTAGTTAGGGCTGTAACTGTTCTCGTTAGGGCTGTAAATCTGAGTATCGCCCTGACTTGTCGATGTAAATGCCTGTACGGCCTTTCCGTCGTTGAGGTCAACAATCGTAATCTGACCACTTGCAATTCTTGTTGCCATATTTTTTCTTGTTTTTTAATTGTTTATAATGTTTAGCTTAAACTATCCTATAGCCACCTCACACATGAACATTGCGCTTCTGTCAATATCGTCGGCATTCACAGTACACACATTGCCCAGACCGTCATGTAAGCTATTCCATATCTTATCGTCGCCCACATCGCCACTCTGACGCTTCCACGAAAAGGCAGTAGGAGCAATGGTGGCAGTAATGTCTTGACCGTTGCGGTAGACATAGGCCGTCAGCTTCTTTGACCCCTCGCCATTGAAGATGCTATTACCGCCCTCTGCCAAAACCTGCACATCGAAGTCCTCACCGTCTGATATTATAGCAATATCGGTGTAGCACAGTTCTTGCCCCTTGGCATCAATGGCTGTTACGCGTAATGTAGCAAGATAAAAAAGGTCACCAATATCTTTCACACTCTTTATTACCTTCTCTCCAGCAAGGCCATCACGCTGCGTATAGTGTGCCTTCAACGTCACACCCTTGTCATTCCACGCTTCCACCTTGTTGCCTGTGTGCTTCGTGAGCGACAACATAATGTCCGTAGGTTCTACCTTCCCCGTCGACACCTGGCGAACGATAAATGTACTGCTTGGTGTTAGCACATAACTGACGACGATAGGGTCTACAACATTGTCTTCGCTACCCGAGAACCACTTGAAATAGTCAGCATTGAAGCGAACGCCCGTTGGAGAAATAAAGGCCGTCACCGTCTTCCACTGCCACACGTCAACACCACCATCTTCCGTGCTCCAGGTGTTGCCTATCTGGTGATACATCGTGAGCGACGGAGCCGTCCGCGCGTCACCATCATCAGCACTCGTGGCAAGCTTTATCACGTTGCCACGTTGAATAAAACGCGTCTCGCTACCCACCTGAACAATCACATCACTCACCATCGGAACGTCAGTGCCCATGGGGTCGAATCCGTAATAAGTGCGTGTTGCAATGTCAACGCCAGCATCGTCCGTTGTCTTACCGTCTTGCTCCTCTATCACAGAGGCAAAAGAAGCCATCCCACCGTTGACAGGCGACACAGCATCAGCTCCAACAAACGTATCGATGTTAGACAGCACTACATAATCATAGAGCTTGCCATCCTCAAGCATCTCTTGACCACAGCCTATCACCAATCGCCAATAAAACCTGTTGCCGCCCTTTACATTGAAAGTTTTACACATGGCCATATCGCCAACCTTCCAACAGTTCATTGTCTGTGTCGTGCCATCATCGGCAGCAGCCCAACACTTAAACGACAGAGCCGAAGCATCCGCCGTAACCTCATGCCCCTCGCCATCAAGCCCCACTATGCGCACCAGTGTGCTGCCAGCGTTCGAGAGCACCATGGTGCCACCGCTGTAAGAGATCTTGCGCACTTCTGTCTCCGCCGCCATCAGCTTTCCACGGATAACAGCGTTGTCTACATACAGATGCGACTTGCCGCTACCGTCCTTGTACAGTTCAAAGCCCTTGCCTCCAATGAGCGTCCTGTCGCTCTCAGTGGCCCCTTTACTCCTTACGCTCTCGAGCTCCACATTACCTAACGTCGCGTCGCCATTCTCTCTTATGCAAGCACGGCCTAAATAGGTATCCCCACCTATCTTTGCTCCTTCTCTCACTAATAGGTCTGATACCTCCGCCGATCCACTCTCATCAATAGCTGCCCCACTTTTTGTTCGTTCGTAAGCACCAACACGCAATCCTTTCTCAAAAGTAAGAACACCTTTAGCATTATCATCAGTCTTCCTACTCAAAAATTCTTGCTGGCTACGCCGAGCAGAGAACAGGTTGTTATCAGTAGGTGGCGTTTTTTCCCATGAGCGTATTATGTCCGGCAGTTCCACCCCGTCTATCCTCGACTTGGTATAGTTCTTCAGCTCACCTATGTTGTCGTTCACCTTCTCAAGCGCACCGGTCTGTAGGGCGTCGCTGATTTCCAGATCCATCTGACTTGGCAGATTCACCTTGCGGGTTATCTTCGTGATACGGCTTTGCCTATAACCGTTTTCCGGGAAATACTTGCCACTCAATAGCCTGACACGTCTACCGACATAGAGCATAGCTTTATTCTCTTCCACCCACACATGGTCGGTCGGGGCTTTATATACGCTTACGTCCTGCCAGTGTTCGCCATTGTACTTTTCCACGGCTGCCAGAAACTCCTCCTCCGCTTTACGGTAGTACTCATTCGGCATACTCACGTTCCACAATACATAGTGGTCGCCAATTTTAGGCACCAGCTTTCCGCCAGGCACCTGTGTGTCGTCGTCATAAGGCCATATAGTTATCAGCTCAAACTCCCGTGTCTTGCTGTCGAAGTTCACCTCAAAATAGTGATCGTCCGACTCTCCCAGTCCCGCAAGCTCGCCGTCCTCAAACGAAACTCGCTTCTTCTCACCTGCCAGCTCATACTCGTTCGGATCGAAGCTCATCCCGCCGTCCGTGAAGTAGTATATGTCAAATGGCTTGCCGTCATCGCCCTTTTTCGTCACCTTCCTCACCGAGCTCACCTCGCCCGTGCGCCTGGGATATATGCCGCTGAATGCGTCCTTCTCGTAGTGATCATATACGCCATATTCGTCAGTGTGCACTTCCACAAACTGCCTGCCGCCTGGCAACATCAGACGGCTGTGACCGTACTTTTCCGCATCTATGTTGCGGCTGCTGCCTATTGGGAACAGTCGCGTGTAGAATTTGTTTGTGTTGCTGGTGTCTCGCTCTATGCTCGTCAATCCCTTGCCGTAGCCCAGCTCTATCTCTTCGCCGTGCTCACATCTGCACACGTTCACCGTCTGGCCTTCTACCCACCACTCGGCTCCGCAGCCCACTTTCTCGGCTATCTCCTTCAGAGCCTCGTCGCAGTATTTTCCCTCATAGTCTATCACTATCAGCTCCGAGCCGTCCACCCGGCCCACTTTCCAGTCCGTCGTGTGCCCCATGCCGTTGTTTATACACTTCACCACCATTGCCACATGATCCCTCGCCGTGGCGGTCAGCGTGAACACGGGCTCGGCCTTGTTGTCTGTCGTCTCCAGCACCAGGAAACGTTTTATCATGCTCTCTATGCCATAGAATTTTACGTCATAAACCCACTCGCCCTCACTCTTCTGCGCTGGCACATATCGCTCCGTCAGCCAGTAACGCTCGCCATCAAAGTCCACATAATCATTCACATCGAGCGGTATATACTCGTAATGCGTGAACGAGAGCGACAGCACGTTGTCGCTCTGCACTCCTTTCTGCTGCGTGCTGCTCTCACCCGCAGATATTTCCGCCCGGGCAATACCCGATTTGTCGTATATCGTTATAATCATACTCGAATGCTGTTTTAATGCTGTTTTAATGGCGTTAAATGATGGGCACCGGCTCACGGAATTTCACTTTGAATTTGCTTGCCTGCACACCTTCCTTCCAGATATAGGTCAGAGGATTAAACTTTCCACAATCCAAGAATCTCATGTGCAATGTCATGTCAAGGTCTGGAAAAGTGAAGTCAAGCCAACCGTTTTTACCTTGTTTCAGAAACTTGATAAAATCGGCATACGCCTTCAACCATCCTTCCTTTGTCTTGTTATACATGGCAAAATACAGTTCCACATCACGAGCCTCATTCTTTGGGGTCAATACGGCTGAGTATTTTTCACCATCCTCCTCTCTTATGTTCACTGCCGTTTCCTCTTTTGTCTTGCTTGGTGTAAGTATGGCGGTCAGATTACTCATGTCGCCCTTTTTGTCTTCCGTCAGAAAAACACCATATACCTTCCAGATGTCAGTGCCATTGACCAGTACCTGGCCACTTAGTATTTCATCCATATCATTTCATTTTTAGTCCATCGCGAATAATCTTTCTTATTTCCTCCTTGATGTCGTTCAGATGCGTCACACTCATGCCCGTGTTTTCGGCAATGCGTGCCAAATGGCTTTCTGCCACATTCATCTTCTCTACTACGTTCTCAAGTTGGTCATCAATGCTCGACCAATGTTGCAACCCACTGGTAAACATTCCTTCGAGCTTTGTGCCTTGGTCTTGTGTCATGGCCGAGAAACCGCCACTCTTTCCGCTTTGGCTTGTGCTGCTGTTACCTGTGTACCCTGTGGCTTCTGCAAGTTTGTCACGCAAGGCAATGGCTTCTTTCACATAACCCATGTATTCCTCCTGCAGTCCATTGCGCTCTGCCTCTGTCAGGTCGTTGTCTTCCATTGCAGCACCAAACTTCTTCCACCACTCCTTTAGCTTGTCGGCATACATTTCGCCAATCTGGTTTGAAAGCATGGCTCGCATGAAATATTCTGACAAATCATCAGCCATATCCTCTGCCGTCGCGTTCATGTCCATCAATGTGTCCACAAAGCTGTCATACATGGAATCGAACGAAATGCCAGTCAAGCCCTCATAAAGCTCATCGGTCAGTTCCTCCAGCTTGCCTGCCTGGTCTATATAGTCATTCAGCTTTTCGCCAAGCTTGTCACCGTAACCGCCCTTGCCTGTGTTCAAGATGCTTTCCCAAATACCCACATTCGAGCGAAGTTTCTTCATCTCCTCGGGGCTTAGGCTCCAAAGGTCGCCGGTGAAGTCTTTTTTCACATTCTGCTTGATCCAGCGCGTCTGGTCTTCATCGAAGCCGGTCCAATAATAGTTCCAGCTATGATGCGATTTATGATAGCTTGCCTGTGCCTTCGCTATGTCAAGGTAGTTCTGATTGCTCTCTTGCTGGTTGCCGTATGCCTGTTTATAGGCTGCAACCGATTTTGTGCCTTTGCTTGCCTTTATTTCATCCGTCAAGTCCTCGATGGCATATTGCAGTAGCTCGTTTCGCTTGGTAAGCGCATCAATGGTCTTTTTCACTTCTGCCTCATTGCCGTTAAGGCCAAATAGGTCATCTACACCAAACCAACTGCCAATGCCACTGACCAGACCTTGCAAGATATTGCCCACATCCTTGATGATCGACAAAACAATTTCGGGCAAATCTTCAACGATCTTTTCCACACAATCGGCTATTTTGTTCAAAAGGTCATCTATGTATCTCTTTGGATCATCGCCAAGCGCGTCAATGATTTGAAGAATTGCGCCGATAATTCCACCTACCTTGCCACCAAGCTCTTCCAATGACTTGCCTATTCCGTCTGAACCTTTTCCAAAGGAGGTTATGAGTTTGCTCATACCATTGGCAAAACCATACAACGAACCGTTCGACATCTCGTTCAGATACCCCGTGAAGTTCATTATGCCTTGCGCTGCTGCATTGGTGTTGTCCGTGAGTGTCTGGCGTGCCTTGTCGCTTTCGTCTTGCGCCTCAGTTTGCTCTCTTGCTGTGCTATCTACCTTTCCTTGTGCAATGTCCACCGCTTTCTGCGCAATCTCCTTTGTGGTGTCGTCAGTGGCTGCTGCCAACTTCGCTTGGGCCTTTTCCAGGTCATCGACCGCCCTTGTGTGGGCTTCTGTCTTGTCTCTGAGCGTTCGCACGCTTTCCTGGTATGCTGTGACATTCTTTGAGATAGTTCCCCATATCTTGAAGTTGAACGGACTGGTGCTTTCCGCACCTGTCTCTTGCTTCAACTTGGCTTGCAAGTCAGTGTAAGTCTTTTTGTTTTCAGCCGACAAAGCCTTAAACTCTGCCGTCTTCATGTAGGCCTCCACCTTGCCCAGTGTCTCTCTTGCCACGTCTTTCAGCACATTGCCCACACCCTCAAAGGTTGCACCCCAATCAATGTTCATGGCAAGGCTCTTGGCATCAGCTTGGCCCATGGCGGCGTCACGCTGCTTTTCGAGGGCTTTCACCTTCCATTTCTTTTCATCAGCAGTGCCGGCTCCCTCATTCACCTCCTTTATCTTTTCGGCATATTCCTTGGCTATGGCATACTTTTGCTCTTGTATGGTTCCATACTCCTTCAAATAGTCTGTCATGGCAAGCAATTCCTCCTTCAAGGCTTCCTTGTTAGCATCCTCGATGGCTTTGCTTCGGCTTCGCTCGTTCAGGGCGTTAGCCTCTTTTATGGCATCCGTCTGTTCCTTGGTCAGCCCATTCGCCTCTGTCGCAATGCCTGCTTGCTTGTTATCTCGTTTCCATGACGTTTCTTGCTTGCCTATTTCGGCCTTCCGTGCCTGATAGTCGTTTTCTATCTGGCGAAGCTTCTTCTCCAAGCCTTCTTGCATGGTGTCAATTTCTTCCTCGTCATTCTTGCGTTGCAGCGCCGCCATTTCCTGACCCACCTTTTCCTTCACCTGCTTGCGGCGTTCTTCCGCTGCCTCTTCCTTGGCTCTTGCCGCTTCGGCCTTGGCTGCATCCTTTTCTGCCCTATCGCTGTCTTTGTCCGTACCGGCTTTGCGCGAATCATATTCCTTCTTGGCAAGATCCACCTTTTCTTTAAGTTCCTTTGCCTTCTTGGCATATTCTTCCTTGGTCAGGTTGTTTGAGCCATTTCTGATAAAATCGTTATATTCCTTCAAGGCAGCCTGGTAAGCCTTCTTGTCGGCTGCACCCCAATCGCTGCTCGTTTTTCTTGGCTCGTTACGGCGGTTTTTCTCTGATTTCAGTTTGTTCAACTGATATTGCAGTTCATCCATGGTGTAAGTGCCACGGATGTTTTTGTTGTCATTGGTGGTATAGCCATACTTCCTCCCAGACATCTTCATCCGGGCCATTAGGTTCTCACGCTCCTTTATCTGTTTCTTCAGGTCGTTGGTGCTGACACCGGTGAGATCCTCAAAGTATGCATGCACAGCGTCCTTGCGCACCTGCTTGTTAAGGTTCTGTTGCCTTTGTTGTAGACTCTTGAGCTCGGCTTCCTCCTCACGACTCAAACCGCCCACTCTGTGAAGCGAACCGTACCTCATTTTCCACCGCTCTGTCTTCTGCTTGGCTTCAAGCTCTTTTATGCGCTTGTTTACGTTGCCCAGCTCGTTCTTTGGCTTGGCGATGCTTTGCCCTGCTTCCAGATCTGCAATCTCCTGCTTTATTTTCTTGATGTTTCTCAGTTTGTCATATTCCGTGTCATACTTGGCAAATATCGAGGGATACTTTTGTTCGAGCCTATCCAGTGCCTCACGTCTGGTGTCGGTGCTGAGTGCTTCGTCTCCTGCTATGGAGCACAGTTCCTCCATCTTGCGCTTGTGTTCTTCCTCTGCCTCGATCACTTTTTGCTTTTGTGCCTCATACGCTTCGTCTGCTGCCTGTATCAGTTCCGTCTCTGTCTTCATGCTTATCATCACGGCCACCACACTGGCAATCGCAGTGGCTACCAATACATATGGGTTGCTGAGCATTGTGGCATTTAGGAGCTTCTGAGCTTTCTCCACCATGACAACCCAGCCATGGTGTATGGCTTCAGCTGCTGTCATCGCACCTATGCCTGTCGTTGTCAGACTGTGAACCGCTGCAACGGTCAGGCATGCTGTGCGGTATGTGCCATATGTTGCGACAAGCCCCATCAGCACTCGCCCAAATTGCTCATAATGCTCAACCATATAGGTCACACCGCTCAGCGTTGTGTTTATCACGCCCTCGCTTTGTTTGCCCATATCGTTGAACATGCTGGCAATGGCATCCTCGATGTTGCTTATCTGGCCTGTAATGGTCTTGCTCTGTTCCTCCATCATGCCACCAAACTTGCTGCCTTCGCCGGTAAGGTTTTCAATGACCTTCTGCACTTCGGGGAATCCTACCTTGCCTGCTTCTACCAGCTCTTTCACCTTGCTCTCTGCCACACCAAACACCTTGGCAAGTTCCTGAATCATTGGAATGCCACGACCGGTGAACTGATTCAAGTCTTCGGTGTATAGTCTGCCCTGGTTCATTGTCGTGCCATACAGATACACAAGATCGTTCAATGGCATGCTTAGACCTGAAGCGATGTCGCCCAGTCGGGTCAACGTCTCATTCACGTTCTCTGCCTTCAGACCGTATGCTAAGAGCTGCTTTGCGCCTTGGGCCACGCTCTCCAGGTCAAAGGGGGTTATGGCTGCCGTACGCACAAGTTGGGCCATCAGGGCATCTGCCTTGTCGGCACTCCCAAGCATGGTGTTAAATGCTACCTCCAACTGCTGGAACTGACCTCTGACGTTAGCAACTTCCGAGACGAGCCCTTTCATCGAAAAGGCCATGCCAAGACCCATGAGCGACTGTCTCACCCTGTCGCTCATGTTCTCCAGGCCGCTCAAGCCTTTCTTCGCTTTATCGCTGTGTTCCTTCAAGGCATCCATTTTCTTGTTTACCCTGTCAAGTCCACCGCTGATGCGGTCCAGGAGTTCTATTTCTATTGCTACCGTCTTGCCGTTGCTCATTTCAGTTTACTTTGAAAAAATCCTACAATGTCGTCGGCTTCCTCCATGGCGCTTCTTTCGTCCTCGGGCTTGCCGTTCTTTTTCTTGCTTACATAATGTGGGGCATCGCTCAGCATCATGATCAAGGTCTGATAGTTCACTCCGTTCAGGATGTAGTCTACGCTCCAACCCGTCTCGCTTGCTATCTGCCACACAAAACCGAAAGGGCTATGGGAGCCTTCATAGTCGCTCGTTAACTCCCTTTCGTCTTTTGGCTCTTCCTCAGCTTCATCGGATTCACCGCTTCTGCCGATTTGATAATATCTGTAAAACTGTCTGTCCCCATCAGACCGACAAATTTCTTTGTCACGCTGACAAGATACTTGTTTTCCATCCAGTTCCTCACAGCCCATGCCGTTAGCCCTACTAACAAATTTCGGCTTATCCAGCCACGGCAAAGGGTGTAAGCTATCATGCGGCTGATCTTCTTGCCATGATCGGCAACAAACCTCATTTCTTCCTCCTTCGAGAAATGCCACATTTCTTCACTCGTCACGCCCATTGCCAACCATTCCCTCGCTATTCTTATTTGGCCTGCCAAAGTCGGTCGGCGCATGGTCACACGCAATTCTATGCTCTTTTTAAAAAAAGGAAGGTGCAACTCCTTCAAGGGCACTGAAAGGCCAGTGTCCAATAAAGCTTCCGCACCTTCCTTTTCTATTTGTCTGATGGTCTTCTCATCCATACACTATTCCTTCACGCGGTTTGCCTACTTTCCTGGACCTCCTGCTGCCTTTGTGTCCGACACTTCGTAGGGGGCGCTGCCGTCTCCTGGGGCGTTCACCGTCAACTGACACTCCATCTTCGACACTTCCGTCAGCGTCAGCTTGCCACCGAGGTTGGCCATGAGCGTCGCGCTCGGTATCGTCACCGTCTGGCCGCTCTTCAGCACTATCTCACACTTGTCGCGCAGTTCAACAAGGTCGGTCGGGGCTTTCCAGCCAGTATACGCACCGGTCGTTCCTACAAGTGTGCCGCCAAGGGCCAGCTGAAGGTTCTCATAGTCCAGCTGAATCAGGTTAAACGTCGGCGCTATCGTGCCGTTCTTCGTCACAAGAGTCAGAACCGGAGCGCCTACAACCTGCTCTGCCTCTACGTCCACTTTCTCTGGCTTGGAGCCGCCCCAGTCCCAGCTGCCCTTCTCTATATAGCCCAGAGTCTTCTCACCAAACTTCACGGCGCCTATGCCGTACATGAATTTCTTATCCATTCTTCTTTCTTGTTTTGATTGTGATTATTATTATGCCAGACACCAGTCCGGCAATAAAACTGAATATTGCTTCTTTAACAGGGTTTGAACACTGTTCTTTCGCTGTTTTAATGCTGTTCGAGAGCTCTGTGTTTTGCCTTGCCAGCTTCTTGTTTTGTTCCTCATAATAGAGACACATCACTTGCAGGCTGTCACATGTGGCATCAATGTATATCACATCTTTGCCATCCTCCTTTCCTACGCTTGCCTTCACGTTGGCACGACCTTGCTTCTTCACAAAGGAGGCACCAGACGGCATACTGCCTATGCTGTCAAGGGGTATTGTCAGATGCACCCGCTCTTGCGCCACCTTTTCCGTCCACATTATCTTTGTCGTGGTCTGCTTGTTTTCGGCGCTGTCCTTTGCCACCTTTGCCTCTGCCTGAGTTGTCATCGTCTTCGTCGAGCGACAGCTCGCTGCTGACAGGACAACTGTTCCGATGAGGACATAGCTTGATAGCCTCGATTGCACGACTGAGACGATTGATCGAAAGACGGATCCTGTGGTTCTCTGCAGTAAGACCTTCAACGATCTTTGTAATGTCTTCATATTTCTGTTGAGTTTCCAACAGCACCTTTGAAATGTCTTCATACATGCCTTTGTATGTGTCATGCACGACCTTGGCATTCTTGGCTTTGTTGGCGTTTCTGTTGGCAAACCAAACGATGGCAGCACCTATGCCGCCCGAGGGTATTGCCCATTGGATGAATTGCAGTAGAATGTCTGCCATCGTTATCTTTGTTTTATGAGTTAAAAAAGCCTTTTTACCTTTACTTGCTTGATACCTATTGACCTGAGCCAATCTTGAACGTTGAACGATGGGCATGCCTTGTGGCTGTTCAGCTCGTTGTGGCCAATGATGCGGATCTGCGGAAACCTCGCGTGAAAGTCTCTCACATACGCTGTCATGGCCTTCAGCTGTGCCTCTGTCCGCGTGTCCTTGGCCGTCTTGCCGTCCTCCGACACACCGCCGACATAAACCACATGGCGGCTCACCGTGTTGTAGCCCTTGACACCGTTGGTCACCTCCCATGGATCCACCTCTGCATCCTCGTTGTTCCCCACAAGGCGCTCAACCGTGCCGTCCAGGTGTATCATGTCCGTATACCCAACCTGCTTCCAGCCCCGGCCTCCCTTCTTCACCGGGTCGGTGTGCCAGTGGCGAATTTCGTCACTGGTCACCTCTCGACCCTCAGGCGTGGCGGTGCAATGCAGCACCAAGTATTTCATCCCTGCCATTTAACTATTGGATTTTTCACTCTTCACTTTTCACTTTTCACTTAGCTGCATCATATCCGCTCATCATCACAACGCCTGCATCTTCCTTCTTGGGCATGCACACGAAGTAGTGGCGGAAGTTCACCTTGTTACGCTGATACTCCGGGTCGTTCTCGGCTGGGCTCCAGTACATCTTTGTCGAGCCCGTAGCCTTGAACACACGCGGCGTATAGAACGCAAACGAGCAGTGAAAGTCGCCTGCCGTTCCGTCCTTGTCGCCCACGGCCTTCTTCGTTCCGGCTGCAGCATAATAGGGAGTGTTCTCAAATTCGTAGATGTCGAAGCCGTAAAGCTTGCCCACCTTGCCCGTGCTGCGGTCTATGTTATACTGCTCCTTGAAGGTCTGGTCTGCTGCCAAGAGGTCGTTCGCATGGTCCGTACACAGAACCAGGCGGCGGTTTGCTGTCGGTACACCCAGCTTGTCCATCGCTGCCTTCATGGCGAGCACGTCCTTAACCGTCATCTTCAGGCGGCCTGTCGTACCGTCCTTCTCGCCCGTGGTCTTCAGAACAGGGGTCTTCGCGCTGTTGCTCTTAGCGCACAACGCATGAGCGGCCTTGGCAAACTTCGCGTCGTTGATGGCGTTCGAGTGGCTCTCCTTCACACGCGAGATCTTGTCGTAGCTTATGCTGTACAGCTCGTCGTCGGTGATCGGGGTCACCTTTGTCTGGAATCGGTCAAGCTTCACAGCTATGTCCTTGTCGTCAAGTGCCTGCAGTGGGATCGGGTATGTCGTGTTGTTAACAAGCACCTCGGGGTCCACACCTACATCCACCAGGTGGATCACGTCGTCGTTCACGATGCTCGAATTGTCTGGTATGCCGTCAAGCCACGTTCCCGACACAAAACCGCGCAGACTCTTCACCAGCTCGCCGGTCCAGATCTCTTTACACACTCCCGCACGCAGCGCACCATGGGCCGTCTCACCGCTCAGCAACACACCCACACAGTTCATGCCCACAGCCCCAGCTATCGGCGACAGTCCCATCGCAGCAGCCAGAACGCCGCCAGTCACACAGTTGAAAAGCACTGCCATTAACAGTGTCATTAATCTCTTCTTTTCCATTCTTTTCTTTTTTATCGGTTTTTACTTTTCACTTAACTATTGGATTCTTCACTCTTCGTTCTTCACTCTTCACTTAGAGCTCGCACTCCATGCCATACTCCGCCTTGTACAGGCGCTTATACTCCTCCGGCTGATCCTTGCGCAGTGCCAGCAGTTCCCCCTGAGGCACATCGCTCAGCTTCTTGTAGGTGGATGGCTGATCGTTTGATGTTCCCGCATGCCCGACAAAGCCGCTCAGCTTCATCTGTGGCGACATGGCGGAGATGATGCGCTCCAGCTTCTCCTGGCCTATCTCTTTGCCGAGGTTCACAAACTCCTCCTTCTTCTCTGCGCCTATACGCTTCTCGACCACGGCTTTCTCAACGACGGCTGTGATGCTCGCAAGCGTCAGGGCCTCCTTCTCCTTGCGCAGGGTTTCGTTCTCTTGCTTGGCGGCGGTCAGCTCTCTAATCTTGGCCGCGATCTCCGCCTCTGTTGCCGTTTCCGGCAGCCCCAACTGCAGGGCACACTGTTTCTGTTCCATTTGTTTTTGTTTTTTATTGTTGTTCAACATTGGCAACGGGCATTCGCTGTCCTTGCCTAAGGTTATCTTCCTTCCGTCCTTCTGCAGCACAATGGCATCGTCATTTGCACCAACGTCCACCAAGCTCACCTCAAACAGCTTGCTCTTCGTTATCGTCGGGCTCGTCTGGCCCTGCACAAGCAGTGACGCGTCCTCGCTCGTCTCTAATATGTCAAGGCCGGCGCTAACCATCTTCAGGCTGCCAAACTCCCATTGCTTCTTGCACCTTACTGACAGCTCCGAGGCCTCGTCAAACATCAGCTCGCCAGTCACCTCGCCGTCATCCACTTTCAGATCCTTAACATAGCCTATCACGTTGCCGCGCTCATGCATGTACAGAAGCACAGGGTTGCGCTTATACTGTTCCACGTCCATACCTGACGTCAGCACTCGTGTGCCGTAGCTGTTCAGACGGTCGTTGGTTATTCTTACGCGTTTTCCTTTATTCATATCGTTTCGCTTTTTTCCTGCAATATTACTAACTCCTTTTCCTACCGCCAAAAAACCGTGAAACCACTGCACACTTCTATGCAACCCTTGCACACTTTTTTGCACAGCAAACGAAATCGTCCCACTTTTGCATAGAGATTAAGGGCTTGCTATGCCCTGACGTTAACAATAAAAAAAAACTTTATCAACATGACAAAGGCAGAAATTGAAAAGAAAAAGTCACTGGCACGCACGCTCTATCTCTCGGGCATGGAGCAGCAGGAGATCGCCGACAAGGTTGATGTCTCGCGTGTCACCATATCCAAGTGGTCCTCTGCAGAGGGGTGGAAGGAAGCGCGGGCAGCCAAGAACATCACACGTCCAGAACTCGTCAACAAGCTCCTGCTAACCATCGACACGCTCATAACACAAGTCAACACATCCAACGACCCGCAGCTCATTGCCGGACTCGGCGACAAGCTCGCCAAGCTATCGGCGGTCATCGAGAAGCTCGACAAGAAGGCCAACGTCGTCGACGTTATCGAGGTGTTCATGGCGTTCTCAAAGTGGCTCGAGTTCAGGTCGCAGACCGACCCCGACGTCACACCCGAACTTATGCGGGTCATCAACAAGTACCAGGACATGTACATCACAGAGCAGATGGGCATAAAATAATTCATTTTGGCTATGCCGAGTGCAGCCAATATTCAACAAAGTTAAATAGAGGAGACAGCCTATGGCAACATTAGCGGATAAGAAAAAAGCTTACGACGAGTGGAAGGAGCGCTGCCGTCAGGTGCAGGCCATCACCGACACCTCACTTCTCAAAAGCGAAACACCAAAAGAAAGAAACAATCGCATCAAGCGATTGCTCAACAACTACGCAGCCTTCTGCGAGTATTACTTCCCCCATTTCCTACAGCTACGCGACAAGACCACCGGTGAAGTACTGCGCACCGTTCACAATGCACCCTTTCACAACGAGGCTGCACGAAAGGTACGTTCCACACCCGACCTCAAGGCGGTGTTCATGTGGCCGCGTGGACACGCCAAGTCCACTCACCTCGATGTCTTCATCCCCCTATGGTTGATGTTCCAGCCCAAATGGCTCATCAATTTCATGGTCGTGGTCGGTAAGTCCGAAGACAATGCCGACCGACTCCTTGGCGACATCCAGGCTGAGCTCGAATACAACCAGCGGCTCATCGCCGACTTCGGACAGCAGAAGAACGAAGGCTGCTGGCAGGAGGGCGAGTTCAAGTCTAAGGGCGGTGTCAAGTTCCTTGCATGTGGTCGTGGACAGTCGCCGCGTGGTCTGCGCGACCGTGAGGCTCGTCCCGACTACATCGTCATCGACGACCTCGACGACGACCAGCTTTGTCGCAACGACAAACTCGTCAACGACCTCACTTCATGGGTCAAGGAGGCTCTCTTCGGTGCGCTTGATGTGGGCCGTGGACGTTTCATCATGGTCGGCAACCTCATCAGCAAAAACTCCGTGCTCTACAACATCTCACGCACCAAAGGGGTCTTTCTTTCCAAGGTTGTGGCTGTCGATCGCAACGGTGAACCCGTCTGGAACGAGAAGTGGACCAAACAAGAGGCGCAGGCTTACCGCGACTTCGTCGGATATCGTGCCTGGGAGAAGGAGATGATGCACAACCCTATCGTCGACGGCACTATCTTCCGCGCTGAGTGGATACGCTACAAGCGTCTGCCTAAGCTCTCTAAGTACGACATGATCGTGTGCTACACCGACCCATCGTTCAAGTCCACTACGGCCAACGACTACAAGGCTTGCCGTGTATGGGGCAAAGTCGGCACCGAACTACATCTCATCGACTCCTTTGTACGCCAGGCTACCGTCAGCGAGATGGTACGGTGGCTGTACGACTTCTACGAGCGCACACGCGACTCCGCACCCGTTCAGTTCTTCATGGAGGCCAACTTCATGCAAGATGTCATTCTCGACGAGTTTGCCGTCGAGGGCGAACAGCGGGGCTACCAGCTACCCATCATGCCCGACAAGCGAAAGAAGCCTGACAAGATTCAGCGCATCGAGGCCATCAGCCCGCTTTGGGAGCGTGGTTTCGTCTTCTACAACGAAGCGCTCAAGGACTCGCCCGACATGCAGGTCGGCATCGAACAGACGCTTGCGCTCGAACGGGGCAGCCGTGTGCACGACGATGCGCCCGATGCCGACGAGGGCGCAATATGGATGCTTCAGCGCTGCTCAAGGCAGAGCATCTGCAAACCCATTTTCGGCAAACGACAAACAAACAAAAACATCTGGTAATTTTTTTTACAAATAGAAAGGAGACTCTACACATGTTCATCACACAAGAAGACTACCGGGTCGTCATCGGCGAAAACGCTCTCAAGGTCGTCTCGCAAGCTTCACAAGAGATCCGTGACAATGCAGAACTCGAAGCGTGCGAGGAGATTGCAGGCTACCTACGGCCCAAATACGACACCGAGACGATCTTCGCTGCGCAAGGAGACGAGCGAAACAGACTCGTCGTCATGTACGCTGCCGACATCGCGCTCTATCACATGACGGCTGCCATGCCCCAGAAAATGGGTAGCGAGATACGAAAGGAACGCTACGAGCGGGCCATCAAGTGGCTCGAAGGCGTACAAGCCGGCAAAATCATACCCGACCTGCCGCTCGCCATCGACAGCGACGGCACACCCTACGGCGACCTTCTCATCTTCGGATCACAAAAACAGTTAAGACATAATTGGTGAGCAAACGAGAGCAGAGACAAAATTCATTTTGGCTTTGCCGAGTGCAGCCAACAATCAACAAAGTTAATTGGTAACACTATGGACATTAAGAACTTTTTTAGCGGCATGTTCACGCCATCACGCCACAACGTGCTGCACACACAATACGGCGACTTCAACCTCGCAAAGGCTTCCGACCGCAAGCGAATCAACAAGATGGTCATCGAGCTGCAGCGCACAACCGATGCGCTCACACGAAAGGACATCGCCGACTGGCACAACGCATGGCAGATGGCTATCAATGTCGACAACCCAAACCGGTCACGGCTCTATGACATCTATAGAGACATCGAAATAGACCTGCATCTTTCAGGATGCGTAAGCCAGCGGGTGGGATTCGTCATGGCTAAGTCCTTCAAGCTCGTCGATGCCAAAGGCAACATCAACGACCAGGCACTCCACCTCTTCGACCAGGCTTGGTTCAAGCAGTTGCTGAAATACGCGCTCGAAGCCAATCTCTGGGGCCATTCTCTCATAGAGCTCGGAGACGTCACAACCGATGGCGACGGATGTCCATGCTACAACGATGTCAAACTCATACCACGAAAGCACGTCATTCCAGAATACGGACGGGTCATTCAGCAGGTAGGGCAAGACTGGACTTCAGGAATCGACTACCGGGCCGAACCCTTCACCGACTGGCTCATCGAAGCCGGACGGCCCGACGACCTCGGACTCTACCTCAAGGCGGCAACACAGACCATTCCTAAGAAGAACATGCTCGCCTTCTGGGATTCCTTCGGCGAGATCTTCGGCATGCCAATGCGTATCGCACGAACCACATCGCGCGACCCTAAAGTAATGAGCCAACTCGAAAAGATGCTCAAGGATGCGGGAGCAAGCCAGTACATGGTGGCGGGACAGGACACCGAAATCGAATTTGTCGAGAGCGGAAAGGGCGATGCCTTCAACGTCTACGACAAGCGCATAGACCGAGCAAACTCAGAGCTGTCTAAGCTCATCATCGGACAGACCATGACCATCGAGGACGGTAGCAGCCTGTCTCAATCGCAGACTCACCTCGAGGTCTTCCAGAACCTCGTCGACAGCGACTGCACCATGCTGCGCGACATCGTCAACAATCAGCTCATACCGCGCATGACCAAACACGGCTTCCCGGTCAAGGGCCTACGCTTCGAGTGGGACAACGCTGTCGACTACACACCAGAGCAGCAGGTCGAATACGAAACCATGATCGCCGACCGTTACGATGTCGACCCTGCCTACTTTGCCGAGAAATACAACATGCCTGTAGGCGAACGGCGCAATACGCAACCCATGCCCACTAACGGCAATGACGACGATAATGACCCAAAGAAGCAGCCCAAAAACCCTACAACCTCTTTTTTCGACTAAGCCCCAGCGATTACCTGGGGCTACACCGACGATATGCCGAAATATTAGGCAATGACACCGGTCTTTCTTCCTTATGTCTCAGCAAAAAGGAAGAGGAAATTGATGCCATCGCCAAGAAATGGGCAAGTGTCATCAGTAACAAGTATGTGAGAGAAGACGCTGAAGAGGCTGCGCGAATTGCACTTAGGCATGGCATCAAGGAGTTACCGGAGTTGCGTGAGGTAGATTTGGGGGGATGGAAACGATTCCATGGATTGACTCGTGCAAATTTCCACCCTGCTATATGCGAGGGAGCACCCAGTATCATCAATGTGAATAAACGTGCTTATAAAACATGGGTAAAAGATAGCGAGGATGCAATCCGTGGGGGATGGTCTGCCCAAAGCAACTCTATCTTACACGAATTGGGACACTATATCGACTTTTGCAACGACCCCGATTATTTTCGCTCAGTAGAACACGAATGGACAATGGATAAAGCAGACAAGGAACTTATCAAAAAGCAACTTTCAAAGTATTCCCTTACCAATCGTGCTGAGTTTGAGGCAGAACTTAACGCTGCCATTATGAGGGGCAAGGTCCTTCCAAAAGAGTTGCTTTCTTATTCTCACATGAATAATGTTAATACGGAACTTGCAAAAAGTTTGCTTAGTTTGGGGGCTGGTGAAGACGTTTGTCTGCCAAGCGAAGATATTAGCAAGGGTTTCAAGGACGCTATGAAGGTTATCTTCAACCAAAAAGGAAATTCTTTCTCTATCGACATCATGGCTGATAAAAACGTACAGAGCTTGATAGAGGCTCATGCAACTGTTCTCAACCGCAACATTGAACGCGTGGAAATGTCCGACATCATGCGCCAGCGTCTTACTCGATCCAACTACATCTTCTCCGGCATCAAGACCTTCCACGAACTCAACGAGGCGTTCCCTTCATTGCTCGACGAGAACGGCAATAGAAAACCGTTTGAACGCTTTTTGAACGACGTTCAGAAGATCAACGACACATACAACGCCAACTACCTCCGGGCCGAGTACAACTTCGTGCAGTCCTCTGCACAGATGGCGGCCAAGTGGGAGCAGTTCGCCGAAGACGGCGACCGCTACAACCTACAGTACCGCACGGCCGGCGACAGCAAGGTGCGGCCCGCACACGCTGCTCTCAACGGTGTCACCCTCCCGCCTTCCGACCCCTTCTGGCAGACCTACTATCCTCCCAACGGATGGGGATGCCGATGCAACGTCGTGCAGGTGCGAAAGGCCAAATACCCGGCAACACCCCACGACGAGGCAATGAAAAGAGGCGAAGAGGCTCTGCAAGACGACACAAAGGGCATCTTCCATTTCAATCCAGGCATACAGCAAAAGACCATGCCCGACTACAACCCCTACACCATTCGTCGATGCAACGACTGCGACATAGCAAAGGGGAAAATCAAGTTGGCAAGGTTTGTTCCTGAGAATGAGTTGTGCGAAGCGTGTAGACTAATACGCTCATGTTGGGCAAGGACAGATGAAAATGCACCAGAAACATTCTCTGAATGTGAAACAGCAAATGGCAAGTTACGGGTAAGTTCAAAACATGGAAAAAACGAGAAAAAAGAAAACGTAAGGGTGGGTAGGTATCTTGCAGAAAAACATGGATACGAAATCGACCTCATCGCAAACTTACAGAACGAAACCTCAGCTGATAGTTTCAACAAAACATTAGGTATAGAGCAGGAGTATAAGGTCAACACCACTCCCACAAAAAATTCCATCGACACCCTAATCCGCAAAGGGGCAAAACAGGCTAATGACGTGGTTTTGTTTGTTGACTCTGGTATTTCGTTAGACAAGTTGAGCAGCGCTTTACACGACAGAGTTAGAAGAACAAACATAAATACGGTAATGGTCGTCATTGATGGAAAGGATAAGACCTACACTTCTGACGAAATTACAGCTAATGGCTTTAAAATAAGACAGGCAGACTTGGAATAATCAAGTCTGCCTGAATGTGGGGTCCAAACCTCTTTCGAGGAGAAGTCCGATGCAAAGGTAATAACAATTTTCCAAAATACAAAAAATTATGGAAGAAAAAATACAAAATGAGGAAATTAGAGAGAAGCTCAATGCCACAGTAGAGCACATACTGCGCTTGCCGATAGAAGTAGTATTCCCACGCACAACAGCCATGGGAACACTTTGGCAAGCAATAAAGCGATTGGGGAAGAAACCTGACCCACAACATTCAAAGTGCCTTCTTGATATTGCCGTAAGCAATTTGAGAGTGCTTTCAGCTTTAGTTTGTACTGCAAAAAGCAATACAACACACCAACAAGGACTGTCAGCAACAGAAATAACACACTCGCTACTGTCAAGCACCGAAGAAACATACTCTCTTGTGACATATCGACAAAAACAGCGATTATGCCTATTAAAGTTGCGGCTATGCCTGACTGATGGCGTATTAGTGATTCATGCTGAAGCTCCACTCTTTCTTTGGCTTCAATTAGCTCTCGAACAAAAACATTCCTGTCTTCTTTTGTACCAGATATTACAGTCATCTTTTTTTGATGCAAAGGTATAACGTTTCATTTCAAAATTATCAACATTCAACAAAAATTATGAAACAATGCATCATGATCGACGGAGTAGAGATTCAATACACCATCGAGACTAAAGACATTTTTGCTGTCCTCGGATCTGTATACATTTACAAACCCGTCACCTTCCTCGACACAATACGCATTATTTATAGAGGGCTGCTGCGCAATTGTGGCTACTCTTTCGACGAGTTCCAGGCGGCTGTCATGAAGGGCAACATCAGACCATCAAAAAAGAGGGGACATTATCCCCTCTCTGTTGCCACTCTGCGCATACGCAACAGAGTCAAGTCCATCAATAAGCAGTTCCTGCAGTCACGCACACCTCGTTAGTCACAAACGTTTCAGAGCTACATACTGATACACCTCGATGCTCTCAACGATCTCCTCGTGGTTATGGTTCGTCACGCTCTGCACAAGGTCAAGCTCGCCGAAGCTCTCTCCCTCAAGGTTCGCCAGTCGGCGGTGTATCTTGTCCGGAAGGTCAAACATCGCCAAGGCGTCTTCCTTGCACTCACTTCCCGCGCTCGCGTCGCCTGCCCAGTCCGTCACTATATGCAGCGTCAGACGTGGTTCTGCCCTATATTCCACACCGTTCACTATTGGCTTCCAGTCTATCTGACCAAACTCCACAAACACAGCCGGACGTTCCCAACTCTCTTCCTGCTCTATAAACTCCACGTTGCGGTTCCACAAGTCTATATGCTTTATCTCGGCTATCGCTCCAAGTTCCCTGCACAGCATGTTATAAAGTTCCTTTCTCATTTTTTCGTCTTGTTTTCGTCTTATTTTTGTCTTATTTCAAATTCCGTATTGAAGTATTCTGTTATGTTCGCTTCCACTATCTCCCTCACTGCCTTTTCCACCTCTGGCGACTCTCCCAAGAATCTGCGCCTCGGTATCTTTATGCTCTTGCCTTCTTTCATCAGGGCCATGTGCTTCCAGAACTCTGCCTCCGTGCTCAGCCTCACAGTGCGCTTGTCGTTACGTCGCTCGCCGTTCTTCTTGCGCCCGAACGCTCCCGTCGCCTCATAATACTTGTGCCAGAAGTAGCCCTTCATCTTCTTCGTCACCTTTATCTCGCCTCCGTCGTTGTGAATGGATGCATAAGGCAGGTTCGTGTAGAACGTTATGCTCGTATCCGTCGTGCGGCTACTGATGCTCTGCCTCAGTCGGCCCGTGTCTATCAGAATCGAACCGCCAGGCCGTATCGCACTGCTCCTGCGCTGCCATGCCTCGCTGAAGAAGGCCTGACGCTCAAAGTTCTTGTCAAACTCATCACTCAGTTCCACCCTAATATCCGACAGAATGTTGCGGATAATTTTCTGTACGTCTTTGTTCATCGTCATCAAATTTAAGAAACATCTCCACCTCCTTGGGCACGTCATTCTTAGCATCACAAGAGGCATTGATAAGGTTATAAAACGTCCGCTCACATATACCATAAACAGGATACACATACCGCCGCCATATCTCGCGGTTGCTCAGACCGCTCCTGGCATGCTGGTCGTATATCCTATTTATGTCTCTTACACGTTTCTGATAGCTCGCGCCGCGCCTCTTTACCATACCCAGTTCTACACCTTTTTAATAATTCGCAAATATAAACCTTTATCCTTAAACCGCAAGAAAAAAGCCACCTAAATCTCTCATATTTAGGTGACTTTCCTCAATTCTCGCTCTCCATTTCCGTAGAGAGCCTCTAAAGTCTGCAGAAGCTCGGCTCTATACGCACCCACACTCCCGTCTCTGCATTGCGCTTCGAGAAGTAGTAGTTCGTCGCCGTGTTCTGCACCAAATTGGCCTCCTTAAACAGCTGCATGATCTCCGCATACTCACCGTCAAACTTATCCTCCAGCTCATACAGCTTCGAGATGCTCTTATAGTCCAGGTCGCCAGTCTTGTTGCGTTCCAACAGAGTCATCGCCATCTGATACATCGGGTCCTCCACGCCCTTCTCGCTCGCAGCCATATATCGCTTCAGGTAGTCAACAAGCCGCTCAGCTGCAAGGTCTGCACGCTCGTCAAAGCCCTTCACCTTGTTAAATTTCACCTCAAGCTTGAAGTCACCGTCCGTGATCGTGTAGCTCTGTTGGCCCTCATTCTTAACAGCGCCATACTCGCGCATCACTTTTGTGAAGGCTGAGGTCTCACCGTCAAGCCATTTCTTGAAACCGCTCACCGTCTGCTCCACATCGTTCACCCTCGTCAGCACGTCATACATAAACTGACCCCTCAGAGCCTCATAGCTCTCACGTTTTGCCACGCGGTCATTCTGAGCCTCACTCTGAAGCTGGGCAAGCAGCGCTGCTCTCTGTTCCTTACTCATGCCTTTCAGCAATTCCAAATTCTCGTTCTTTGTTTCCATTTCTCTAAAATTAAAAGTTTAACATTCAATATTCATCACTCTCCAAGTCTCCACCGTCAAGTTCCCTTTCCAGCTCATACTCTATAAGCTCCAAAAACTCAACATAACGGTTGATGTCTACCTCATTGTAAGCAACACCATGGATAAAATCCATTACACGTTTCACTTTCTTATCCATATTTTTCACTCTTCACTTTTCACTCTTCCCTCTTCCGTCTCATCGCCCTGATCTTAGCGTTCAGAGCGTTCAGCTCTTCAGTATCCAGCTCTCGGAACACCTTCCCGGCAATGCGCTTATCCTTACAGAAAGCGTCCACAGCCTTCCAGTCTGCCGTGTTCACGCCCCACAGCTGCATCTGGTGCAACACACCGCTGCGGGCCTTCTTCAGGGCCTGAAGCAAAGCAGCATGACGCTCGTCATAGCCCGACACACGCTCCATCTCCTTGCACATCAGCTCATACTCCTTATAGCTCATCTGCCGCAAGTGTTCTGTACGACCACCTGTAAACTGCCTCACAAGTGTCTCCTTGTCTGCACCGGGCAGACGCTTCAGCAAACCGTAAAACCTGCCGTAGTTATCTATGTGCTTCATACCCTGCCTCCTTTTCTTTCCATTTCAGCCACGACTCACGGGCAACGACAAGCGCCGTCGGAATGTCCCATGACAGACCGTCTGCAGGTACCAACGGCACGTTGTTGTAGCACAAATAAACCTCGCCGTTAAACTCACGAGCCTGAACACGCTCTTTGCTCTCTCGCTCCAAGGCTGCCGACTTCTCTGCGGCCTTTCTTTCTCTACGGGCCTTGCGCTCTGCGCTAAGCCACAACTTGATCTTTTCTAAAATTTTCATTTCGCTTTTATTTTTCACTTTTCACTCTTCACTTTACTTGCTTTCCACTTGATGGTCACTTCGGCGTCCATCTTGCCGCTGCCCTCACACACAGGGCAGATTTTCCATTCGCTGTCGTTAGGGCTGCTACGGTCGCCTAAAAAACCGCCCTGACCATGACAGTATTCGCAAGTATATCCTCGGCTCTCGATCCGTTCTTCCTTGCTGCCATACAAAGGTGGCGTCAGCCATATCATTCGATGCTTATTGCTCATACTTTTTTACCTTTTTACCTTTTTACCTTTAAAAGTTACTTTCTCATAAGTGTGCCACTGGATAATCCGGGCCGCAAACATCAGGTCCGTCGTTTCCAGCACCACACACCCTTTGTTCTTCTGGCTGCGGTGTACCCTTAGGTCACATTGCCAGCTACTCTCTAACCATTCGGTCATCACGCTCTCAGCCTGACTCTTCTTCAGCAGAATGTATATCGTGTCACCCTGCCGGTAGTCGTTCATGTCTTTATTCATTGCTTTATATCTTTACTCCAGTATTCCTCGGCTCTTTCTGCCCATATCGTGTAATACCCCTTCTCACCGAAAAATCTGCCCTTCGAGAATGCTCTATACCCCTCCACCCATATCTTCAGAGACGCATCATACATCACGCTCACCGCTGTACGCCCCTTCGGGCGTGTGCCCTCGGCCTGGCTGATGATGACGAGCAGTTTGTTCGGATGACGGGACTTGAAGGCCAGATAATCCTCAAAGCTCATGCCAGTATACTGGTAGGAGTCTATCACCACCGTGTCGGGGCTTTTCCTTTTCTCCAGTCGCTTGTCAAGCTCTTCCATGCTCTCGCCGTCCAGCAGCACCATCCGGCGTGCCACGTCCTGCATCCCGGCTCGTATAAAGGCGTTCTTCATCGTCAGGCTCGAACCTTCCTCTAAGCTGTCATAAGCCACTCGCCCGAATCGGCATAGCTCCTTGCACAGCTTCAGCACGAAACTCGTCTTGCCGCTTCCGCTTCGACCCCACACGAACCACACACCGTTCCGCTCAGGCTCGCCGAAAGCCTCACGCCACTCGTCGCTCAGTTTGTAGGTCTGCTTCTTCATCGCAAGCAGTTCGCTCACGCTTATAGCTCTTTTCATACGCTTCAAACATTATTTGAACATCGTTCAATGGTTCTTCGCTTAAGCACCCATCATCTTCACTCTATGGATGCCCTTCTTCACTCTTCTCAGGTCAAAGTCATATTGCTCAGCGTCCTTCACCACCTCAGCTATCTTCTTGCGGTCGGTCAGTCCGTTAGCCACGCAGATCGCATAAACGTCGTTCGCACTCGTCTGCTCCAGCTCAAAGAACTTTCTGCCGATCCTGGAGTGTATCTCGTTATAGCCTTTCTTGTCATAACGCAGTCCCATCTTCATCCTGCGCTTGATATACGAGGTCGAGAAAAACACGATGCCGCATTTGTCCTCAAGCCTGTTATACAGGTCTATGAAGTAGTGGAACACCCGTTCCGTCAACTTGTCTGCCTCGTCAAACAGCAGCACCGGGTTCTCCGTCTGTATCAGCTGGCCGATGATCGCGTCAAGCATGTCTCTTATCGTCATGCCCTCTGTCCTCAAGCCTACCTTCTTCGCAATGTCGCGTATAAAGTCGCTGCGCTTCATGTCTTCCGAGCACAGAACGTAGTACGCACCGCTGTGCTCACGCTCATAGAGCCTCGCTGCCGTGGTCTTGCCGCATCCGGCTTCACCCACCACCCAAGTCACGTTCTTCCACTCCTGGGCGTCACTCATCGCGTAGGCCATCTCCTTCGCAGCTGTCGTGTCCACAGTCTGCCACTCACCAGGCGCACAACTGCCCACCTGCGACGCTATCTTCTTCCACATCTCGTCGCTGATGTTCTCCCACTTGCCGCTCAGTATAGAGCTCACCGTTCCCGCACTCGTACCGTCCAGACTCGCCGCAGCCTTATTTTGGCTCGGATATTTTGCCACATAGAGGCGCAGAGCCTCACATATATCTTTCTTCTGTTTCTCGTTCATAATCAAAAAATTAATAACTAATAATTAATAACTAATAACTAATAATTAATAACTAATCAAAGTTTCGATGCTATCTTCTTCTCCGTCGCTATCGGTATCCTCTTTTCATCCTCGGTCCTGCCTTCTATCACATCCAGCCAGTCATCAAGGCTCAGCGATTTCGTGTGTCTTCCCAGCTGGTACTGCTCAGGAGGCTGCGAGTAACGCTCCATGCGGTGGTCTATCTGTCGCTGCACCGCAGCGTTCGTGCCCTTCAGCTTCGGCGAGTTCAGTCCCTGCTGCTCCGCATCCATACCGTGCTCGGCGGCTATCGTCCGGCCGGTCACCGTCCGCTCTATGCGGTCCTGAAGGTTCGCCTCCTGCTCCTGCCTGATAAACTTCGCATCCTCCGTCTCCTGCTGGTCTTGCAGTGCTCGGTGTATCACCACATATGGCTCTGCCGTCCGCTCAAAGCGCAGCGAGCCGTCAGCGCCCTTCGTGTAGAGTCTTATGCTCGCAAAGTCGTATGGGTCATAAGCCACCACAAACCTCTCGTAGGTGTGCTTCCGTCGCCAGGCATGATCCGGAACACCAGGTGTACTGAACACCTCATACTGCCGCTTCTCGCCCTTCACCGTCACCTGCAGGCCCTGGCCCGTGAACGTAGCCATGCGTTTCGTAAACACCCAGAACATGTCCACCATGTCGTGCAGCGTCACTTCCTGGGTTTCCTCGTTCACGCTCTTCTCGTACATGTCTATCCTGCGCTCGCCGGTGGCAGGGTGCACACCCTCGTTCCATTCCTTCCGGGCTGCGGCATAGGCATCTTTCAGTTCTTCCAGAGTGTACAGACTGTCCTTGTTCGCCTCGATAAACTCAACGTTAGGGCGGCTCGACGCCTTCTTCGCCGTCACGTTCTGACCCGTAAAACGCCAGTCCTTATGCAGCACCTGAGCCTGAAACCGTCCGAACACGCTCTCTATCGTCTTCGACTCGCCGTTGTAGGGCTGTGTCGGTCTGTGTACGCGGCAAATCTTCCCGATAAAGCCGTCAGAGTCCAGCTTCTTGTGGCCGCCCTGGTTGTCATAAACAATCTCATAAGGCTTGTGTCCGCTCTTCTGGATTGCCATGCGGTAGGCGTGGTATTGGGCCTCATAGTCTTCTGTGTCGCTGATGCAGTAGCCCAGAAGCACCTCGCTCATCGCGTCGATCACTTCATACACCTGGGTCGTCCGCACCTTGCCCTGCTCGTCCCTATAGTAAAGGTTCAGCTTCGTGCCGTCACCATACCATAGCGTGTCCCTGCGTGTCGGAAGTGCCGTCTTGTGCTTTCTGCCATAACGCTGACGGGCTGCCTGCTCGCCATATACGGCGTCATACCATAAAGGCTCCACAGCAGGGCTGTTCAGCCATTTCTTCATACCGCTTAGGCTTCTTATCGGCTTCCAGCCTCTTTCCTCGGCTATCTCGTTTGCCTTCTCAAACAGCTGCGCATCTGTATACACCGGCACCTTGCTGCGCTTCAAAGCCACAATCAGTTTCAGAAAGTCACCGGTTATCTTCAGTGCCGAAGAGTTGCCCAGCTTGCCGCTCACCACGCTCTGGTAGCCATCGGCCTTCCAAGCCTTCAGTCGCGTCTTCAGTCGCGCCAATGTGCCCGGGAGCGTGTGTCCGTAGCTCTCGCGCATACGTTCCGAACTGTCAAGTATCAAGTCCCACGCACCCGACATCGGAGCATTCAGACTGCTGCGGATGGCCTGGCGTCTTGCCGCCATCTTCTCCAGCTCGCCAAGCACCGAGGCGTTGATGGTATATTCCTCTATCATCTTCTCCGTCAGGTGGCGTTCCTGCCCGTCCTTGTCAGTATAGGTGTAAGCCTCATACCACTCACGAGCCTTCGCGTCAAGCTTCACGTTCTGTTTCATCATAGCTTCTCGCATCATCTTCTCTGGGTCGCCGTACAGCACAACAAACCTCCGTCTGTACTTCTCCGGAATACTGCTCCACACATACAGTGCCTGAGTCCCCTCGCCGCCGCCACGACGCGCACAAGCAATGTTGCTCCTGCATACGTTCTGACGCAAGGTGCTCGCCTTCATCACCGGATCAACACCACCGGTCAGCTCGGCAAACGTCACGCACAATATCTTGTTGTAGTACTCCATTTCCTTTTTGTCTTTGTTTTCCTTCTTGCGGTTCTCTCCTTACATAGTGGCGCAGCACATGGCTTCCACCTTCTCCTGCACGGTCTTGATGTCTGTAAACCAGGCGTGCTCGATGCGTTCCACCACGTCGCCTTTCTCGTCCTTCAACTCCAGTACGCCCGTGTTCTTGTCGCCTTCCCACATCCAGCCGTTCTCGAAGTGCTGGCGCATCATGTTGTCCGCATCATGCACCACCTCGCTCGCAGGAGCCGTCACCAACTCAAAACCGCCACGCTGAACAGCAAGGCAGCGTATCTTCTTTGCCAAGTCGCTCTGACCCTTCACCGGGTGAAAGTTCAATGCGTAGCTCACCATCTCCTTCGTCACGCCGAAGGCCTTTGCCAAAAACTCCCGCTGGGAGCGGGTTACTGTTATCACTCTTTTCATTGTCCTCTGTTTTTAGTTCGTTATTACTTTTGTTCGTGGAGTGTAGGGGAGTCGAACCCCACATGGCTATCCAGCGCATGGCAAACCTGCCACTCCTGCGGTCTTTCCCGCCGTCATCCGAGGCTGCCCCTGCCGACTATCCAGTGCGGCGGCTGACTATCCAGTGCAGCCTTTGGGACTTCCATGTTATCCTTCAATCTTCTTACCCTCGGCTATTACCGTCTGAACTGCACTGAAGAACTGTATCATCTTCTGTTTCGCCTTCAGCTCCAGTCCGTATGCCATGTTGCTCATCTTGCCTGTGCTCTGACGCTCCAAATCACCATACACCAGGTCGTCTGTCAGGTGTTCTATATTGTGACGCAAAGACTCCTCAAGTGCCGCAAGACCAAGTCCCTTGGCCGTCTCATACACAGGCTCCAGTATCGTCTTTGCGGCCATCGCTTCATACAGATCGTCGGCGTGCCAGCGGAAAAACTCTGCATAGTCATTCACCATGTCCTCTTTCCAACTTTCAATGTCACCCGTCAGGTGGTTCAACTTCTTGCGCATTCTGTTCATCGCCGCATTCAATGCAAATTCCTTATCGTTCATATTCTTTAATTGCTAAAATTTGTAATTCTCGGCCTTTTTCACTATCTTTGGCCGCGCGTTTAATCTTAAACACGCTGCAAAGATACAGTATTCTGTATTAACTACCAAATTTTTCGGGCTAAATAATTCAATATTCTGTATTATGGAAGCAAAAAACGACGTCTCCGCCCGTTTTATAGAGGCATACGAGACACTTTTAAGAGATAAAAAAGTAAGCGACAAACGTGATTTTGCCGCAAAGTTAGGTATTAGCGCCTCTATGGTCACAGAAATCTCCAAAGGGCGAAGTAGTGTTGGTACTTCTGCAATACAGAATATTGTATTACAATTCAATATTGATGCTAAATGGCTGCTCACTGGTGAGGGAGCAATGCTTCAGGAAACAGAAAATAATAATGCGCCGACTTCTAAGCGCACTGTTGAGATAGCTCGCCATGCTCCACACGGCAGCAGCGAGGGCATCCCACTCATACCGCTCGATGCAGTCGCCGGTTTTCCTGCCGAAAGTGGCGGTGGTGTACGTCTGGAGGACTGCGAGCGCTATGTCATACCAGAGTTCGAGAACAAAGGGGCAAACTTCCTTATCCGGGTGTCTGGCGACTCCATGGTGCCGCTATATTATAGTGGCGACCTCCTCGCTTGTCGCAAAATCACAGACATCCGCTTCTTCCAATGGGGTACCGTCTATGTCCTCGAAACGAGCCAGGGGGTACTCGTCAAACGGGTGCAGGAAAGCGCAGATCATGCCGACAGCATTCTATGCGTGTCGGAAAACAACAGTGTTCATCACCCTTTTCTCCTCCCACGCGACGACATACGCAGCCTGAGCATCATTGTCGGACTCATCCGCCTCGTCTGATACTCACGTCACACGCATCACGCACACGCTCCACACCGCAAAACGTGTCGCGCACGCACATACATAGGTATAATAGGGTAGCAAAGTAGCCAAAACCCCGATAAACAGGGCGTTCCCGACATTACACAAAAGTTCGGGACATGCCAAAACGTGGGATTATCCCCACCCTCTAAACGCCCATTTTCAAAGCCAATCGCACAAAACAAGGAAATAAACGGGGGACAATCATCTATTTTCAATGTTAAAACTGTCACCCCAAATGTCACACCAAGTAGAACATTTCGTTTTTCCTTGTCACACCAAACGTCACCCCAAGTGTCACCCCAAACCCGAAAAACGCCCATTTTCACCCCTCTCAGAAGCCCCCAAAACGCAAAAACGGCTTGCACACTGTTCAAATCAGTGTTCAAGCCGTTCAAATACCAATAAATCAGCGTTTTAGCCGTTTAAGCCATCCTCTTATCCGTCTAAACCATCCTCTTATCCGTTTAAACCATCCTTATTCCTTCTCCTTCTCCGTCCTGACTCCTCTTATCAGCTCTCCCTGCTGGATCATAGCCTTTTTATTGAGTATAACGCCTCCATCAGCCAGTCCGGCGTGCAGCAGCGAGCTTTTCTTTATACCCACCTCATCCTCTGTCAAAACCGTATAAATCGCCGATATTGAGCCAAAGTAATAGTTCTTCCGCCCATGTATCAAATGCACATGTATAACCTTTGTCATAACCATTCCTTTCTGTTTCCTAATGCTTTCATTTTTCGCTTGCAAATATACCAAATAATAACTATTTGGAAGAATTTACAATCATAAATAACAAGAAACAAGCATAAAAAATCAAGAAACAAGCATAAAAAGTCAAGAAACAAGCATAAAAAGTCAAGAAACAAGCACAAACAGTCAAGAAACAAGCAAAATAAAAGGCATGACCGCAGCCACACCTCTTCTCATTCAATCACCAACCAAGCAAGCCGTTTTAAGCCCCACCAGCGCCCACTCCCATGCCCAACCGATAAAACACCAACATGAGCAGCCATACGCGCCATGAAGCCCACGAAATGCCCACGAAAGCCAATCAACCACCCAACACAACCCACACAACAACATTCAATATAACATTCCACACCGCCATGTAAAGCAATCTCCTTCAAACACCGTTCAAATCCCCCTCAAATGTAAACCAAATGTAAACCCAATATAACGTTTCGTTTTTCCCTTACATTTTATCTATCCTCCCCAAACCCTTTGTAAATCAACGCTTTCCCCAATTTTCCCCTCTCTCCACTTTTATACGTTTCGTTTTATCCCCCTTACATAAAGTGCCTCACTGTTTTTCCTATGAACAGGGTGTAGGGCTGGATATTGACTCGGAAGGAAGCAACGCGCAACAAGCTCCTTGCTACTTCCAAATAAACTATCGTTTTTTATCTTGGCCCACACCAGATGTGCGTGGTCATACATTTTTTGCAGAGCCAACCTTAGGGCTTCGTTGAAAGCGATAATATCCGCAAGGAGAACATCTTGATGCTCCAGCACGATGCCGTCGATAAAATTCTTTCTCGCCTTGAGCAAGAAAGAATACCTATCATAATGATCTGCATCTTCATAATATTGCAGTATCCGTTGTTCCAACTTCACAAGATGTTTCTTGTCGTGGTAGGAGAGAAACTCCAGTAAGTTTTTTCTGTTCTCTTCCATGTAAATTCCTTTTCTATATCCAAAGATGATTAAAATAGTCAATAAAAAGTTGCATGCCTTTCCTGACACGCTGGCGGACTTCTATCACATGAGCATCCGTGGTGTCAGCATCACTATCCATTTCTCTGGAGGAAAAATGATCAAAAGCGAATATCATATCGCGAATAATCTGTAACCAGCGTTTATAGGCTTCATCCGAGTCACCATTGTACAAAACGCCTGGATATCCCCCATGTGGTCCCTTTGTTGCTTTGAGAAAAGCATGGAGATGACGGGCGATGATACTTGCCAAGCGGTCATTGAGGTTCCAAACATCTTCATAAGTAACACCTGCATACCCCTCATTCCACTTGGCAGGCTTTTCAGCCTGCTTACGCCATTTTGCTTGCTGGTTCATCATCATTCGGGCGGTGGCTTTTTTAATTTTCATTGTATTTTTTATCTTTTAAACATTAGTAGCGTAATCTCCGTTTCATGCACATCGTCTTCCGCCTGTCCATAGATAACACTACACTGCAACAATTCTTCTATATGCTTCTTTAAGTTGTCTGTTTCCAAAGAATTAGCAACTTGTCCCTTCTTGAAAACAACAAAGGCAATGGCTTCTTTGAATTTCCCCACAGGTGGCAATACGCAATAATCAGCCATAGAGGTATAGATATAATCCAAAGCATGCTCTATAAGAGGTGAACGAAACCTTATCCTTTCTCCATTTTCGACATGAAGCAGGTAATCGCAACTTCCTTTTGTGAATGAGCTGCCCGTCATAGTGAATTTATCGATGACAGCTTGCCGATTTCTCATCTTTTTAAGAAACTCCTTGCGCTCTTCCTGCCTATATGTGCGTTTCCGCTTGCTACGGTTCATCCTATCATCCCCTTTAAAAAACTTATTAAACATTTTATTAGATGCTCCTGCAGGCAGAGTTGTAAAACGCATTAGTCTGTCTTTCTTCAATTTGGGTAGAAATAACTTTGGTGTTTGCCGTTTATATATACTGTTTTCAAGACGTTCTAAGGCAACCTCGTATTTGTTGGAGGACTTGTGTGGGTTTAGGGCACGATGGATGCTACTTTCCTCTTGATAACCAGACCAGTTGTCATACGTTAATTGCCAAAGACATAAGGCGGCAAGAGCAGCAAGTGAAATAGTCTTATCTTTTGGCAAGACGAGTTCTAAGGATAAATTATATTCCCAACTACCCTCCAAATCGATGGAAAGATTGATGTTTCCTTTGCCCGAATCATCATAGCAAATAACCTCCACCTCCTTGTGTACCGCAACTCCATTTTGCTGCATCTTGTCAATGTAGCTGTCTAATTGTCCACTTGGTTTTAGGAGTCTCAATCTGTCGTATGCTTCCCTGAACAAGTATAGATGTTCGACAAGGTCTTTGCCAAAAACATAGTAAGTTTTCACATAAGACTTTAATTGTGGACAAAGTTCCTCAAATGAAACCTGCTTGAATAATTCTTTTATTGTCATATTTTTATTTTTCAGCAAAGTTAGCCTTCAACTGGGCGAGAAAACGTTACACTAATATATAAATTACAAATTATATCTAAGCACAAGTGCATAAAGGCTGTTGCGTTATGGTGTTGCATGAAAAGTTGAAAAACATCTCTTTTAGGTATTGCCCAAGAAATGATTTAATCATAACTTTGCACTATTGCTAAAAGAAAAGATTATGACAGAAATGACAACAACAATAATCATTGGACTTCTGATTCCGCTATTAGGCACGGTGCTCGGTTCGGCTTTCGTTTTCTTTATGAAAGCCGAGATGTCTCCACGAGTACAGAAGTCGCTATTGGGCTTTGCCTCTGGTGTGATGGTGGCTGCTTCCGTGTGGTCTTTGCTCATTCCGGCTATGGATATGGAGGCTGAGAGCGGCAAATGGTCGGTAGTGCCGGCAGCCATAGGCTTTCTGTTGGGCATAGGCTTCCTGCTGCTTATCGATGAGCTTACGCCACACCTCCATATCGGCACAGAAAAGCCTGAGGGCATAAGGTCACACCTTTCGAAGACGGCTATGCTTGCCCTTGCCGTAACCATCCACAACCTGCCCGAAGGAATGGCGGTAGGCGTGGTGTTTGCAGGAGCCGAAAACGGAGCTTCGTACATTTCTTTAGTCGCTGCCATTTCCGTATCATTGGGCATAGCCATACAGAACATTCCCGAAGGAGCCATTATCTCTATGCCGATGCGTGCGGCTGGCAACAGCAGATGGAAATCGTTCGTGTTGGGTTCGCTAAGCGGAGTTGTGGAACCGATCGGTGCAATAGCCGTCCTGTTGCTCGCCTCACTCCTGATGCCTGCCCTCCCATACATGCTCGCTTTTGCAGCAGGCGCCATGTTCTATGTAGTGGTGGAAGAGCTTATCCCATAA